TTTTAAGCAACCAAGAATCAATTCAACATGTTGTAGATTCAACAACAGTTGCAGAACTGGAAACACTGATGGATAAGTTGTCAGATCGCTATGCAGCTGAAGGCTTACCCTTGCCAACCGATGGCGCGATGCTGGCTAACGACCTGATCATGCTGCAATCGGATGAGCTGACAGCACGGCATGGCATTTAAACCAGATCTAAGGTACCTACAAGGCGCGATCAGGGTGCAGGTAATAGGCAGACATGGGTACGCATGGCAAACGGCTCTAAGGGGCTGTAATCCAAAGTGTCCAAAGACCAAACGAACGTATGGTGTTTTGATGTGTCCAGAAGGCAGGGGGGGGTTACGACGTGTCTGCATTGAAGCGATGCCAACACGACCTGGTTGCAGGATCGATTGCGTTATCGATCTGGCATGGTACGTTGTCAAAAAGGCACCCTTTGCCCCCTCCCCCGTCATGAGCGCTAGCGGGGGTTCCCCACAATTTTTCCCCACTTTTTTGTCTGGTGGGTTTTTTGCAACAACTTAGGAGATTAACAACATGGGATGGGAACATAAGCCGAACTTTGGCAGTGCGTTTATCAACAAGGAAAAGAAAGAGGATTGGCACGCTGCCTACCGTGGTGACGTAATGTTGCCGGATGGCACGGTGCATTACCTTGACTTGAATCCTGCGACTACGAAGGCGGGTGAGCAGTACTTCAAGATCAAGATCGGCAAGGTGAAGTCGATTGGTGCGCCGCCGCTGTCTACGCACAACCAGGCCAAGGGCAATGGCTACCAGCCGCAGGCTGACGAAGAGATACCTTTCTGATGGCTGCAAAGAAACAATCCAACGTAGTACCGCCCCTGACCAACTGGGGTGGTACTCGCTCGATCCAGCGTCGGTTGGAGCGCTCAAACACCCTGATCCAGAACCGTGAGGCGGTCAGCTATGCCCTGCTGTGCATGGCCAATACCAAGATCACAGACATCATGACCTGGGATGAGGACGGCCAGGTTAAGGTCAAGGCTGCTCACCAGATCCCTGAACACGCCTTGCAGGCGATCAAGAAGGTATCGGTCAGAACCGACAAGGAAGGCAACAGTTTCTTGGACATCGAGCTGTACGATAAGGTCGGTGTCTTGCGGTTGCTGGCCAAGGCTTCTGGCCTGCTGGACAACCCTGACGAGAACGACAAGCCTAGCGTGATTGATGTCAACGTGGTCGCGCCAACGTCTGGCCAATAATGAGTCTTTGGAGGAAACGTGTCAAAAACGAAAGAGCAGTCCAGCAAGACGGTATCGAGCGAGGGTCTGAGGTTCGACTTCAGCGAGAGCCCGGTGATCTACGACTTCTTCCAGAGCAACGCCTTCGTCCAGGGCGTGATGGGGCCGGTGGGCTCCGGCAAAAGCTACGGTTGCGCGGCAAAGATCTTCAAGAAGGCGATTCAACAGAAGCCAAGCCCGATTGATAACATCCGATATTCGCGCTGGGCGGTGGTGCGAAACAGCTACCCCATGCTAAAAACCACCACCATCAAGACCTGGCTCGACCTGTTCCCCGAATCTACTTTCGGGCCGATGATGCACACCCCACCAATCACCCACCATATCCGGTTACCAGCCCGCGGTGAGGCCGCAGGCATCGATATGGAAGTCATTTTCTTGGCGCTTGACCAGCCCAAAGATGTGCGGAAACTGCTGTCGCTTGAGCTCACTGGGGCATGGGTCAACGAGGCGCGAGAGCTGCCCAAGGCGGTGATCGATGGCCTGACCCACCGGGTCGGACGCTACCCAACCAAGCGCGATGGCGGTGCTACATGGCACGGTATCTGGATGGATACCAACCCAACCGACGATGATCACTGGTGGCATAAGATGGCGGTCAAGGAAAAGATGACCGGCCAGTACGCTTGGAAGTTTTGGCAGCAGCCTGGTGGCGTGATCGAGGTCGATCCTGACCAACTACCCGACAATCCCGAAGCTAACGACCATATATTTGCCGCAGGCAAGTGGTGGAAGGTCAACCCAAAGGCCGAGAACGTCAACAACCTACCCGGCGGTTACTACCAGCAGATGCTGCTAGGTAAGAACCTGGATTGGATCAAGTGCTACGCAGGCGGTCTGTACACCTACGTCCAAGAAGGCCGACCCGTCTGGCCTGAATATGACGATTCCACCATGTCGGGTGAAACCGATCTGTCGCTTGATGTGCCGATTCAGGTCGGGCTCGACTTCGGATTGACCCCAGCTGCCACCATTGGCCAGCGTTTACCCAATGGCCGCTGGGTGATCCACCATGAAATCGTGACGTTTGACATGGGGCTCGAGCGATTCGGTATGCAACTGCTGGCCGAGCTCAATGCGCGGTATCCACAGCACCAAGTAATGATTTGGGGCGACCCTGCTGGTATGGCGCGTGATGCCATCTATGAGGTAACAGCCTTTGACTTCCTGCGCACACTGGGCCTGAAGGCTCAACCCACTGCCAGCAACGACTTCAAGGTACGCCGAGAAGCCTCTGCAGCACCCATGCAGCGCCTAATTGACGGCAAGCCAGGGCTAATCGTCAACCGCAACTGCAAGCTACTGAGGAAGGCTCTAGCCGGTGGCTACCATTTCAAGCGAGTTGCGGTCGGCGCAGGGCAAGAGCGGTTCCGAGATGCGCCCAATAAGAACGAACACTCGCACATTGGCGACTCATTCGGGTATCTCATGCTCGGCGGCGGCGAATATAACCGCATGACAAGAACCCACAGCCTAGGCGGCAAGGCACCCGGCCTGACCGTGGCAAAGATGGACTTCGATATTTTTGCATGAGGTATATCTGCAATATAGCTTTATGGTTGCAACCTTTTGAAAACCCAATAGAATTGCTTGCTATATGAGCACAGACATTGCAATTCTGCCGCCAGTGGGTTTGCCAGCGCCAATAGCGCGAGCAAGGATTATGGCGATTCAGAAAGCATGTCAAGGCTTACCAGATGGGCAGCGAATGGATGAGTCGCCACCACTAAAACATTGGTTGGCACCAGGTATTTATGCAAGAGAAATCCATCTTCCGGCAAATACATTGGTCGTTGGGAAAATTCATAGGCACAGACATTTCAACATTCTGAGCCAAGGGCGCATCACTTGTTACACAGAGTTTGGTTTGCAAACGCTAGAGGCACCGGCTTCGTTTATTTCTGAGCCTGGCACAAAGCGAGTTGTGTTTACGCATGAAGATGCGATTTGGACAACGATACATTCAAACCCGACAGATGAAACTGATGTGGAAAAACTTGAGGAAATGTTTACGGCGCTTGAATACGCTGAACTTGAAATGGAAGTAATGGATGAGAAGGAGTTAATCAAATGAGCTATTGGGTTTCTGGTGCAATTTTATTGGGTTCAGCATATCAAGCAGGCGAAGCCGGAAAAGCGCGTCGAGCTGCTGAACGCCAGCAAGCTGCTGCATTGAAACAGCAAGCAGATGATGCAGCTGCAATGCGATTGGAACTATCAAGGCAGACCGCTGAGTATGCCAAGCAAGGTGCGTCGCTCGAGCAGCAGGCACTAACTGCTAGAGAACAGTTTGAGAAGCAACAGCTCCAGTACCAAGAGAACAAACTGGAGATGGAAAAGAAATCCAAGGAAGTGCAGGCTGCAGCTGATGAAGAGCGTCGCAAGGCTGCAGCATCTGAAGCCTCTGCGCTAAAGGCTCGCACCCGTGGTGGCCGCAGAGCACTGCTGTCGCAGGAGCGCCTAACGCCTGAACTTGGCATTACAGCAGCTGAGTTTTCACCAGGGATGAGGCTGCAATAATGGCGACCGCACCTAAAGGTAGGAAGCTGCGCAGGATGACAGACATTGACCGCTTGGCCGCTGAGTACAAGCGCAATGTTGAAGCGATGACCGGCGAGTATCAGCAGTCATTTACTGACTTTGAGGCCAATCGCGCTAAAGCGATGGAGCCTTACAACCTTGCGTCAGCGCAATATCAAACTGCATTTGCTGATTATGAGAAGCAAGCAGCTGGTTACCGCGAAAGATTGGGTGCGTATCAGAAAGCCATCGAGGATTTCCCAACGTCAGCAGGCGAGAGGGTCAACGCGCCAACGTGGCGAAATAGAGGTGGCAGTGGCTTCACCATTGGCGGCGTGCAATATAGAGCGGACGATCTGCCGGTCAATTATTTTCTAGCAGATGTGATGGGCGAAGTGCCAGAAACAAGAACAGTGGGCGCTGGCCGTGGTGCTAGACAAGTACCAACCGGAAACATGATCACAAAAGTGGTTGGCCAAGAGCTGCGCAAGAGAACGCCGCCTGGTCAATTTACCGAGAAGGCACCAGAAGCACCGACAGCGCCGACATTGCCAGAGCTCGCAGAGTTTGACAGTTCTAAATTTGCAGCAAGGCGAGGTGAGCTTGAATCAACATTTAAACGCGAAGTAGGTGAGCGCAGGGCCGCACGCTTGGGCGCTGTTAGCCGACGCGCAACCCGACCAATGCTACAGGAGACTTGATCATGCCAGGACATTACGACAAAGAAGACAAGATGAAGAGCAAGGTTTCCAAGGTCATGCGCGAGTACAAGGCTGGCAAGCTGAAATCTTCCAGCGGCGATAAGGTCAAGTCGCGTGATCAGGCTGTTGCGATTGCCATGTCAGAGGCTGGTATGGCCAAGAAAGGCAAGTGATGAAGGAAGTATGGGATAAGGCAAGGCCAAAGGATCTAGGCAAGCCACAGAAGCTATCCGAGTCTGAGAAGCGCAGCGCGATGCGTCGAGCTCAGAAGGCAGGCCGACCCTATCCCAACTTGATCGACAACATGATCGCAGCGAAAGGCAGCAAATGAAGATCGAAATCTCTATTGAAAAAGAATACGAAGACAAAGAGGGAATGGTCGAGCTGTCAAAATTGCCACCTGCTTTGCGCAAAAAGATTGCGCAGTACATGTCCACCAAGAAGCCAGAGAAGCCAATGCGCGGCCTGAAGGACATGATGGACGAAGCAGAGCTCGAAGAGGAAGACTAAATGCCACAGTTGCGCGACCCCGAAGGTGGGCTGACTGAGGCTGGCAGGCGAAAGTTTGAGCGCTCCGGTGAGAGCAAGAATCTGCAACCTGGGGTCAAAGAATCTTCACCATCGGGTGAACGCGCACGGCGCAAGGGATCTTTCCTGACTCGGTTCTATACCAACCCGAGTGGGCCGCTGGTTGATGATGACGGTGACCCGACCAGGCTGGCGCTAGCAGCAAATGCTTGGGGCGAGTCGGTGCCGCGCACAGCGGGTGCAGCAGCAAGGCTGGCAGCAAAGGGTCGCAACCTGCTGGAAAAGTACAAGCTAAACAAGGACGAATAATCATGGCATACAAAGAACCACTCGGCGGGATGCGGCTAAAACCCGAGGAGATCATCAAGCGGCAGGCTGCAGCTCAGACTAAAAAGGATGAGTTTCAGCAGCTGTACCAGGATGCCTACGAGTTTGCCTTGCCACAGCGACAGCTCTATGGCGTTTGGGAAGGTGGCGCGACCGGCAGCAAGAAGATGGCGCGGGTGTTTGACTCGACTGCTATCAACTCAACCCAGCGGTTTGCCAACCGGCTGCAGTCTGTGGTGTTCCCACCGCAACGCAAGTGGTGCAGGCTAGAGCCTGGCCCGTCGATACCGACAGAGCGCCGCCAACAGTTGCAGGCAGTGCTGGATGTCTACAGCGACCAGATGTTTGCTGTACTGAAGCAATCAAACTTTGACATCGCTATCGGTGAATTCCTGCTGGATCTGGCAGTCGGCACGGCTTGCATGATGGTGCAGCCGGGTGACGATGTTGCGCCGATCAACTTTGTGCCTGTGCCGCTGTTTTTGGTCAGCTACGAGGAAGGCGCAAATGGTCAGGTGGATAACGTCTATCGCCGGATGCGCATGAAGGCTGAGTCGATCCAGCGCCAGTGGCCAGACGCAAAGATACCGGACACGTTGCAGCGCTTGATTGAGCAAAAGCCGACCGACGATGTCGAGCTGCTGGAAGCGACAATCTTTGATGCCAAGCGCGGCGACTACTGCTACCACGTTATCTGGAAGGAAGGCAAAGACGAGCTGGTATATCGCCGTCGCAAGACTTCACCCTGGGTGATCTCGCGGTATATGAAGGTCGCAGGCGAAATCTATGGCCGTGGCCCGTTGATGACTGCGCTGCCAGACATCAAGACGCTGAACAAAACCAAGGAACTGCTGCTAAAGAATGCTTCACTGGCGGTGGCTGGTGTGTACACAGCGGCAGACGATGGCGTGCTGAACCCGAATACGGTCAAGCTGGTGCCTGGTGCGATTATCCCTGTGGCTCGCAATGGTGGCCCACAAGGCCCAGCACTGCAGGCGCTGCCCCGCTCTGGTGACTTCAACGTGTCGCAGCTGGTGATCAACGACCTGGTGGCCAACATCAAGCGCATTCTGCTGGATGAGTCGCTGCCGCCGGACAACATGTCGGCACGGTCGGCCACCGAGATTGTCGAGCGCATGAAGGAGCTTGCGCAGAATCTAGGCTCGGCATTTGGTCGCTTGATCAACGAGACAATGATCCCGCTGGTGGCCAAGATCCTCGAGGTGATGGACGAGCGCGGCCTGATCGACATGCCTCTGCGCATCAACGGCCTTGAGGCCAAGGTGGTGCCGGTGGCACCGCTGGCGATGGCGCAGAATATGGAAGAGGTCAACGCCATCATCCAGTACACTCAGCTAATGCAAGGCTTTGGCACCGATGGCGCATTGGCAATCAAGACCGATGCCGTGGTCGATTACATTGGCGACAAGCTGGGCGTGCCAGCGTCTGTGCGCAATACGGCAGCAGAGCGTGCGGTACTGATGGAAACCATGCAACAGCAACAGCAAGAGGCTGCAATGGCGCAGGCAATGGCCATGCAGGCACAAGCTGGGGCGATGCCTGAAGGGGCAATGTAATGGATTACGGAATGCGGCCAGATAAGACGGCCAAGGGCTCCGGCTATTTTGGCGAGATCAAGCGGCCAGACGGTAACGTCATGACCGAGATCAGCGTGGGCGTTGGTCTTAATGGCAAAGAAACACTAATTCCATTGGTGGTGCCGACGCTCAACAAGTCTGAGCTCAACTACCTGATGAGATCAGATCCGCAATCTCAAATGTTTATGGAAAAGATGCCGCGCTCGATTATGGACAAGGCGGTCGATCATGCGGTGATGCGCATGAAGGAAGGCAAGTCGCCATTTGCGGATGCTAATGAAAAACCAATGCAAATGCCCAAATGAGCTGGGATGAGCTCGACGCAATAACGGCTGACATACGGCCAGCAGAACAGCAGCGGGAAGACTTGGCTAGGCTTTGCCTGCGAGTGTTTGCCACCGAGGACGGCCAAAAGCTGCTGGCTTGGCTGCGTCAGATGTATGTGGATGTGCCTGTTGCCGTGCCAGGCACCGACCCATCGCACGCATTCTTTGCTGAAGGGCAGAGGACTGTTGTGCGAGAACTCATAGCACGGATCCATCAAGCGAGGAATTTATGACAGACACAACATCTGTCGAGCCCGGTCAATCCGGCCTACTCGACAGCGTTACAGTCGATGACCCCAACACCCCGGCGCAAGCCACCCAGGCAGTCGATATTGATCACCGGCCACCTGACCCCACCAAAGCACCAGCAGAAGATCCGCTGGAGCGGCCAGACTACTGGCCTGAGAACTTCTGGAACAAAGACAGCAACGAGCCCGACCTGGAAGGCATTGCCAAGTCATGGCGCGACCTGAGAGCCAAGATCAGCAAAGGCGCTCACAACGCACCAGCTGATGGCAAGTATGACCTTACCTCTTTTGGCGGCGAGGACTCCGCTGATAACCCGATAGCAACGACACTTGCTGGCTGGGCGAAAGAGAACGGACTATCCCAAGCACAATTTGATGACCTAGCAACATCGTTGCGCAGCCAAGCGCAGGAGATGATGGCTGGCGAGGTGATTGATCCTGCCGAGGAAATGAAGAAGCTCGGCCCGAATGCCGGTGCCGTGGTTAACGGCATGGTCGATTGGGCTCGCGGCCTGGTCAACAAGGGCGTTTGGGGCAAGGACGATTTCGAGGAATTCAAGATCATGGGCGGCACAGCTCGCGGTTTGAATGCCTTGATGAAAATCCGCGAAGCCTACGAAGGACGCATCCCGATTGAGTCAGCGCCGCTTGAGGGTACGCCTAGCAAAGATGAACTTTATGCAATGGTGGCTGACCCCAAATACAATAGCGACCCAGCCTACCGGCAGAAGGTCGAGCGCATGTTTCGCACCTATGTAAAAGAGTAACCCCGCAGCCGCGACTTTGCCCCAGCCTGTGTGCTGGGGTTTTTTTATTGCTTTTTTCCAAAAAGCAAATACAATTGTGGTAAGGCCCACCGGTTTACCGACCCTGACTCATGGCGAGATGCCATCGACCGGCTGACGTAATCAGCAAGCAAGGCCCGCATCAGCGGCTCACCGACGCGCAAAACCCTGATTAATTAACCGAAGAGGTATTCAAATGGCCGTTTCTCTATCGAACGCCTTTGTTACACTGTTCGATGCTGAAGTTAAGCAAGCCTACCAGGGCAAAGCAATGCTGGTTGGTGCTGTGCGTCAGCGTCGTGGTGTCGAAGGCTCTACTGTACGTTTCCCTAAAGTCGGTCGCGGCGTGGCTACTGCCCGTGTAACGCAGACTGATGTCACCCCAATGAACGTAGGTTTCTCGAATGTCACCTGCACGCTGTCCGATTGGAACGCTGCAGAATATTCGGACATCTTCTCGCAGCAGAAGGTCAACTTCGACGAGCGCTCCGAACTCGCCCAAGTGGTTGGCGCTGCAATTGGCCGTCGCCAGGATCAGCTGATCCTTGACGCGCTGAATGCTGCTTCCGGCACCGGCACCGTGGCAAATTCAATTGGTGGCTCGAACACCAACATGAACATTTCCAAGCTGCGCGAGGCTGCGAAGATCCTGAACGCCAAGAACGTGCCATCTGATGGCCGTCACATCATCATCCACGCTAACTCGCTGGCAGCGATGCTCGAGCAGACTTCGGTCACCAGCTCGGACTTCAACACCGTGAAGGCGTTGGTTCAGGGTGAGATCAACCAGTACATGGGCTTCACGTTCCATGTCTTGGGTGACCGCTCGGAAGGTGGCCTGCCAATCGATGGTTCGTCGGATCGCACTCTGTTTGCTTTCCACAAAGACGCTATCGGCTACGCAGAAGGCATCGCTCCTCGCACCGAAATCAACTATGTTCCGGAAAAGACCAGCTGGCTGGTCAACGCATTATTCTCGGCTGGTTCGATTGCTATCGATGCAGAGGGTATCGTCAAAATCACTGCCCGCGATACTGCGGCTGCAGCTTAATAGGAGGGCTGAATCATGGCTTATGATGCAGCTGGCTTTACAGCCTACAGTGCCTCCAAGCGAGGCAACGCCCCGTCGATGTACGGCTACAAAACAGCCGATGCTATCGCGGATGTCAACACAGCGGGTTACTTCAACGCGCTGGCCAACACGCTCGAAGTGGGCGACGTTATCCACTGCGTGACTTCGACCGGCACGACCGCCGTTGTCACTTTGGTGTATGTCGTTTCCAACGCAAGCGGCGTTGTTGACGTAACCGACGGCACCACGCTGTCGAATACCGACGGCGATTAAGTGGCCATCATGTAGTATCAAGGGCTGGTTTCTGAGAGAGGCCAGCCCTTTCTTACATTAAGAGGTTGCAATGGCAGCAGGCGATACAGGTGTTTCGATTTGCTCTGACGCGCTGATTCTGCTGGGCGCGAAGGCAATCTCATCTTTTAACGACGGCACCGACGAGAGCTCGGTCTGCGACCGTCTATATCCAGACATCCGAGATTCGACCTTGATGATGCACCCCTGGTCATTTTCCATGAAGAAGATCCAACTGGCGCGGCTGGTTACTACGCCCACCAGCTTTTGGAAGTATGAATACCTTTTGCCTGGTGACCGGCTAGGCAACCCGCACTCTGTGCGTGATACAGCTGCAATTGGCGGCAATATTAGCGTCGATTGGGAAATCCACGGCGACAAGCTGCTGACAAATCTGGAGTCTGTCTATATCGACTACCAGTACCAGACACCAGAATATGCAATGCCGCAATACTTTGTTCAGCTGCTGAAGTATATGATTGCCTGGCACGTTGCCGAGCCGATTACCGAACAGGGCGACAAGGCATTGCGCTGGCGGCAGATTGCTGTTGGCGATCCAGCTGAAAATGGGCGTGGTGGATTCTTCCGGCAGGCTGCTGTGATTGATGGCAAGAATCAGCCGGTGCGCGTTATTGAGGATTACACCTTGGTTTCGGTGAGGAACTAATGGCACGCTTCGTTGACTTTACAACGAACTTCTCGACGGGCGAGCTCGACCCGTTACTGCGTGCGCGTGTCGATCTGCAGCAGTATGGCAATGCGCTGGCCAAGGCAACGAATGTCCTGATCCAGCCGCAAGGTGGCCTGCGTCGCCGCCCAGGCTTAAAGCATATCTTACAGCTGCCGAATACCAGCACAGAGTCTGCAGGCAATGGCGTGCGCCTAGTGCCGTTCTCATTTTCTGTTGATGATTCCTACATGCTGTGCTTTACGCATAACCGCATGTATGTGATCAAGAATGGCGTGGTACAGGCCAACATCAACGGCAGCGGAAACAGCTACCTGACCACCACCATCGGCAGCAGCATTGTTGACGATATGTGCTGGACGCAGTCGGCTGACACGCTGATTGTGGTGCATCCTGATCTGCAGCCAGTGCGCATAACACGCACCAGCGACACAGCCTGGACGGCCACCACGATTACCTTTGACAGCATCCCTAAGTACGCATTCAACATTGATTTCCACACAAACAATGGATCAACGCTGACACCATCAGCCGTGTCTGGAAACATCACGCTGACAGCCTCTACAACGCACCACGACAGCGGATCAGCACAGGCTGGCACCAGTACCACCATCACGCTGAAATCAACGGCTAGCGCCACTGATGACATCTACAACGGCATGTATGTCACGATCACCAGCGGCACAGGTGCTGGCCAGATCAGGATTATTGAGGACTACGTCGGCAGCACCAAGGTGGCAACGGTAACCCCGGCATGGACGGTAACGCCAAACGGCACAAGCAATTATCAGGTAACTACTTGGACAACAGAATCGGTCAACCAGTACGTCAATGCCAGCCCACAGGGTCGAGCAAGGATTACTAGGTATGTATCGGCAACGGTGGTCGAGGCTGTTACCGAATACCCATTTTTTAACACCACCGCCATTGATGCTGGCCGCTGGGAGCTTGAGCACAATTACGAGGATGTCTGGTCGAGCACCAGAGGCTGGCCACGGTCGGTAACTTTCCATGAGGGTCGGCTGTACTTTGGCGGCAGCAAGTCGCGGCCATCGACCGTGTGGGGCAGCAAGATCGGGCTATTTTTTGACTTTGTGCCGTTTGAATCTTTGGACGATGATGCGGTCGAAGCGACGCTAGACACCAACGATCTGAACGTCATCACCGACATCATCAGCTCGCGTGACTTCCAAGTGTTCACGACCGGCGGTGAATTCTTTGTGCCGCAGCAGGGTACTGAGCCGATCACCCCGCTGACCTTCACGTTTAAGAACGTCAGCCGAAATGGGATTAAGCCTGGCACTCGGGTGCAGTCGGTTGAGTCTGGTTCGGTCTACATCCAGCGCCAAGGCAAATCGCTCAATGAGTTTCTCTTTAGCGATACCCAGCTGACCTACATCACCCAGCGGATCTCGTTGCTGTCTGGTCACCTGCTGAAGGGGCCGCAGCGGATTGCTTTGCGTCGGGCATCTAGTACAGAAGAGGCAGATCTGCTGCTGATGACCAACGCCAACGACGGCACAATGGCAGTCTTCTCCATTATGCGCAGCCAGCAGATTACGTCGCCCTCTGAGTACACCACCGATGGTGAGTTTATCGACGTTGGCGTGGATGTCACTCAGATCTATGTCGTGACTAAACGTGTGTTTAATGGCACCACAAGGTACTTTGTTGAGCGTTTCCAAGATGATCTGTATACCGACTGCGCATTTACAGGTGGTGCTGCAGCCAGCGCATCAAGCCTGCCGCACATTGCCAAGTCGCTGAATGTCATTACTGACGGCGTGCCGCAGACTAACGAGACTGTCAGCGGTGGCGGCTCGGTGACGTTTGACCGGGCATCGACCACCAGCTACGAGGTAGGTTTACCGATCACCGTGTATGTCAAGACGATGCCGGTTGAGATCAAGCTGCAGACCGGTAGCCGGGTATCGTTTAAGAAGCGTATCGTTGAGATCAGCGCGGTGCTGGAAGAGACACAAAACATTGTGCTGAATAATCAGCCGGTGGCGTTTAGGCTATTGGATAATCCGTTGCTGGATGACCCGGAGCCTACCTTCACCGGCATCAAGCGGGTCAATGGCGTGCTGGGTTACAGCCGCGAGCAGTCGATTGAGGTGTCGCAGAATCTGCCGCTGAAGATGAACTTGCTCGGCCTTGACTATCGCGTGGCCGTTTACTCGGGAACATAAGTATGGATATACATTCAGGCGCGGCTATCGGAAGGGAAGAGTTGCTTGGGCAAGCCGGTGGTGGAGCCCCGGCAACTGGCGGTGTTTCTGGTGGCGTTTCTGGTGGGATGATAGTTGCAGGCGCTGGCCTGATTGCATCTTATGCTGCTTCGCAGGCGCAGCTGGCGGCTGGTATCCAACAGCAGACAGGCTACCTGCTGCAAGCACGCGACAACCTGGCGGTGGCCGAGGTTCGCGCAGAGATGTCGGATCAGTATGCGCAGATCCAAGCTGGCCGGATGTTGAAGAAGGCGCAGGTTGAAGCGCAGAATTACCAGATTGCTGGCAACCAGCTGCTGAAGAATTTGAGGGCAACCAATGCCACAGCCAGAGCTCGGGCTGCTGCGTCGGGTGTCGCATTTGGCGAAGGCAGCGCAGCTGCAATCCAGCGCGAGAATGTGCAGGCGACCATGTTTGATGTTGGTATTGCTGATCTGAACGCGCTAACAGCTCGCGTGCTTGGGTTTGAAGATGCAGCTGCGATGATCCAATCGACTGACTATCAGAACTTCCTAAACGTGTTTGCGGCACAGCGCCAGGCTGGTCAGTTTACTCAGGCTGGCAAAGCTGCGCGTCAGCAGGCTGGCTTGTTGGCTGGTGCTACATTGACCCGTGGCGCAATAGAGTTTGCCCAAACTGGCTACAGATCATAAGGCAACAACATGGCAACCAGAATTGAATCCGGTCGAATCCAAATAGATGCACCAGGCAGCGTGCCGATGGAACGCATCGCGCCGCAGCAGGTTGATTTTATGACTGCAGCCAGAGAAGAGGCCAGAGGCGCGGCCACAATGGCTGACATCATTGACCGCATGTCAACAACTGTGTTTGGCATGGCCAAGGAAATGGCGCAAGAAGAAGCAATAAAGTTTGCAGCAGAAAATCCAATTACCGATGAGCAACTTGTGCTTGCTAGAGAAGGATTCCCATCAGCAATTTCTGGCGTTGGTAAAACATCTGGTGATTTTTCTGTCTATGGCAAGGCATTGCAAAAAGCTCGCACGCTGCAGCTGTCTGGTTATTTTGAGATGGAAGGCCGGAACGAATTAGCAAAGCTGCTAGTTGATGTGCAGAACGGCAAAGCATCTTCGACAGATGTTGCGAATAAGATTTCTGTTGTGACTGATGGGTATGCCAAGTCGTTAGCCAAGATTGATGGCGAAGCATCCATCAAGCTGCGTGCAACGATGGCAACGCACGGAAACACCGTGCTGAACGCTGCCTATGAGTCTGAGTTAAAGCGCAAAAAGTCTGAGGACATTACCAAGTTTGACTTGGACTTTGACAACACAATGAAACTGCTAGAGGCTACCGTTTCCAGAGGCTTCTGGATTGATCAAAATGGTCAGCAAAGATCAATCAATGATCTTGCCAAGAATATAGAAATCAACATTGCCAATCAGTCGCTATTGATCGGTGACGCTGGTGTGCAAAAAGAGTACAGCGAGAAGTTTCGCGTTGCGTTGCGAACGGCAAAAATCAATGTTATGACTAAGCATGTTACAAGCGACGAGTTTATGGCAGACCCAACTGCCACGCTCAACAAAATCCGAACTGGCGATGTCGGCAAGATGTCTCAGGTATTGAAGGAAATGGTTGCAACTGATTTTGATGCTGTTGCTAAAGTAACTGCCAACTATATGCTGGCCGTTAATCAGAAAGAAGAGATTGCACGACGCAAGCGAGATGATGAAAAGCGTGTTGCAGAAGCAACAGCGATTGATTTGCTTGAGCAGATATATCCAATCAAAGACACCAAAAACCCAACACGCATAAAACTTGTTGAGAAACTAATGGCGCTGCCGCCTGGGTCGCTTCCTATTGGAACGATCAAGGATCTTCTCGAGCCGGAGAAAGAAGGATCTGGTGATTTGTTGGCTGAATACAATGCGGAAGGTTTAATCTTTGATAACAAGATTACTACCAAAGCGCAGCTAGATAGAATTCCTGGTTTAAACCTTAAACAAAGAATGTCATTGCAACGGTTGATGAATAAGGAAAATAAATCTGGCGATAGAGAGCTAGATTCTGGATTGAACAAACTTGCCGGTATAAATGCCGATCCTGGAACAATTGTTGTGCTTGACAAGAACAGCGAAGAATTTAAACGCAAACAAAGGTTAAAAATTAGATCTTTAGAAATACAGTCTGAGGCAATAGCAAAAGGCGAAACAATAAATGAGCGTCAAGTTTTGAATAAACTTGAATCTGAAATTTTTGCAAAAGCAAATACTTCTGACGCAAAGCAAGCCAAGGAATCGCTAGATTACTTTGTGATTGATAAGAGCGGTCGCGCAAAGCCAGACAAGGATTGGATTACTGGCCCGATCAATCGACAGACTTTGCCAGCGCTAAAGCAAAAGGCTGAAGCGACAAAAGATCCTGGTGACCGTACTAGAAGGCTGCGCCAGATCCAAGAAATTGAACGCCTGCTAAAAATATCTGAGGGAGGCTGAAGTGGCATACAGCCAAATTGAACAGCGTTACATGGACATGATTGTGGAGGGGTACTTCCCCACCACGCCACCAGAGCCTGCGCCAGAGGAGCCTAGCCTAGAGGGTGTCCAGCTGGCCGCTGGCCCGAGCAAGACGCGCACAGATGCACCTGCTGGTGCTGGCTTGCCTAAAGCGCCGACCACGCCTGAACAGGCTGCGGAGATGATGCGCAACATGCCGCTGGCAACGCAATCGGAAATGATCATGCGCAGGATTGCAGAGGATCAGAAGGCTGGCGTTGTAGGCTCTGTCATTCCAAAAGATATGACAATGCGTCAAAATATGGTTAGCGGTATGCAGCAGATGCTTATTGATAATACAGGCATGGACAATGCACGCGCACGCAAACTATCTGAAACGATGTTTGGTGGCGAAAGCTCTGGCATACCGTTAGGTATTGGCTTGATAGATTTAACGCCGTTTGTCATTCCACTTGCCGCGCAGGAGGCAGGCATCTCTGCCGGTGAGGCAAGAGAGGCTGCGCAAGCGGGTGAGTATGGCCAAGCCGCATTGAGCTACGGAACTGGCGTGCTGCAGGGATTGGATGTTGTGCCTGGCGTTGCGCTTGCCGCAAAAGGTGGCAAGGCTGTTGGCGAAGCGCTGGCACCGGTTGCCGGCGAGATGGTTGAAGGTTACATGCGGAAAACTGGCGGGCTTATGGATGTCGCGCCACCTGGGCCGAATGTCGTTAGCACCCGTCTGCCGACCGCGGTTAAGGCAACTGAAGACCCAATCAAAAACAGGCTGGTCATTGATTACGCTGCAGCAAAATCAGACCCTGTGGCTTTCTCTCACAATGTTGGGCTAATTAAGGAATACCCTAACTTTGTGTCTAAGGCTCGCACGCCAGACAAGCAGGCTGAAGATTTTGTAAACCATGTCAAAGATAATTTACTTTATCTATATGACCAAGTGCCAGAGCAAACTCGCCAACGAAGCAAGCTCTGGTACAACGGAGCTCGCAACATTACCGATAAATTCTCTGTTGACTACGGGATTCCTGACCAAGCTGTGTCTGGCGTGCTAGCGGTTTTGTCGCCTCAAAAGGATTGGTTTATGAATGTGTCGCTTGGTCAGCGTGTCATTGACATCGCTCGCAACCAGGCAAACCACAGCTGGGATGACGCAATGGAGCAAACAGCGTCGCGGATCTTTGCTGATCCTAAGTACAAGCGAATTGTAGACTTGGTGCGCGGAAAAAGTTTTTCAGAACTCAAAAGCGTAGAAGACCGTGCTCTGTGGTTGCGCACATACGATCAAGCATTCAATCCTGCAAACCATCGCATTGTGATGCCTGAAGGCGATTTTGGTGATGTTCGACTTAATCAAGATGGCAGTCAAAGCAGAATTGCTTGGGGCTCGCTAAACGAAATTGGTAAAGCAATCTCAATTTTGGAAGATCCGAGTTTAGTCAACATTAGCACCATGCTCGGTGAGCAACATAAGGTTCGCAACTTCTATAACAACATTTATGCGCCAGATGATCCGGCTGGCCACGTTACGATTGATACTCATGCGGTGGCTGCAGGTTTGCTACGCCCATTGTCTGGCAATAGCCGCGAGGTTAAGCATAACTTTGGCACCAATGTAAAAGGCGAGGTCGGCCCAAAGAACAGTTCGGTCAACGGCGTGCAGGGAACCTACGGCATTTTTGCAGAGGCTTACCGTCGCGCAGCTGCAGAGCGTGGCGTGCTGCCTCGGGAAATGCAGTCAATTACTTGGGAAGCTGTTCGTGGCCTGTTCCCGGATACTTTCAAGACAGCAAAAAATTCCCAGGTGGTTGACGACATTTGGTTAAAATATAGGAAGGGCAAACTCTCCCTTGAGGAGGCGCGTAATGAAGTTATCAGAACAGCAGGTGGAATCCGCCCCCCCGAGTGGGAGCGCTCCGGACTTCGTGGTATTGCTTCTGAAGAAGGGCGGGTTGCCGCTGACACGGGAGAATTACCTGGGGCTAGCGTATCCGGAGGGGGTGCCGGAGGATCTGGACGAATCCAGCCTGCCGGAACAAATAAGACAGGCGTAACTCGGAGCCGTCCAGCTCCAAAGACAGGAGCTGAATAATGGCAACCGCACCACTTGAGCAGCGTCTCGGTTCCATCCTGCCTGACGTACCTACACCGCCGACCGGCGAGGTGCCGCTAGAGCCGTTTCCAATGGAAGCAGCTGCCGATCCGATAGACATGCCGAGCGGCGACCCTGGTTCGCCCAACATGGACGGGATGCAGGTTGCTGGTCTTGGCTCTGTTCTGCGCAAGGTGGTCACCGAGGCAAAGCCAAGCGCTGGCCGCAGAATCGTTAGCGATGCCGTGCCACCTGATGCGCTGCCGGAGGCTGCAAAGGTTGGCCGAGTTACCGTAATTCCAGAAGCTGGCGAGCCGCTCACTACCCAGGTGCAGCAGGCCACGCAGGCTAGAAAAGCAGCCGGTGCCACCAAGGGCAAGCCGAGCCCAACGACAGCCGAGCGTGCTGCCGGTGTGCCTGTTGAGCCGTTCAATCTGTCTCGCTATCAGAGTGAAGATGCAGCTGCCGTGATTGGTGGCGTGGCCGATGCGCTGGGGATTAAGACCAAGCGCGTCACCTTTGACGAAATCAAAAAGAAAGCGGAAGACAGCGGGATCAGCGAGTCTTTTCTCGCTCGCTTGACATCACCAGACGGCACGATGCTGCCGAGCGCTGTGGATACCTACAAGGCTTTGCAGGTGCTGGAGTCTAGCGCTGTTGAGCTTGATCGTTTATTCAAGCTGGTTGATTCTGGCGCGGCATCTGACATTGATAAGCTGGCACTGCGTCAGCAGATCGCTTTTCATGGCCTGATCCAGAAGGGCGTTAAGGGCATCCAGACTGAAACAGCCCGAGCTCTGGCCGTTATGCGTATGCCACGCGATGGCAAGTCGCAGGCACTGCGCCAGGTACTAGATGAGTTTGGCGGCGACAATGCGCTGACCGATATGGCTCGGTCTTATCTGTCGCTTGAAACACGCGCAGCTAAAAATGCAATGGTCGAAAAGTCTATGATGTCTGGTGTTAAGGATGTCTGGATGACTACCTGGATCAATGGCCTGCTATCGTCGCCGGTCACCCACGCAAAGAACATTGTCTCGAACTCGCTGTTCGGTCTGTATCAGATCCCCGAGCGGCTGGTGGCTGGCCTGTATTCCAATTACCTGCCGCAGAAGATCCGGGCTGGCGAGCTGCCGCCTGGGCTGCGCTGGTTTGGCGACAGGGTGCCTGGTAGCGCAGAAGAGCGCATTGAGCTGGATGAGGCGTTGACGATGACGCTATCGTTGCGCAATGCCATCAAAGAAGGTTTAGAGCTCGCATCCAAGGCATGGAGTTCAAACGCACCACAGCTGGATATTGCCAGCAAGGTTGAGCTCAGTCGCGCTCCAATGGAAAGCATGGGCGAGACATTGCAGCGCATGACCGGCGCAAAGCAGGACAGCTGGATTGGTAAAGGGCTGGATTACTACGGCACAGCGGTGACGCTGCCTGGCCGTGCGTTGATGACCGAGGACGAATTCTTCAAGGGCTTTGGATACCGCTTGCAAATGAATGTAGTGGCCACCAGGCGCTCAAAGAAAATCTACCGCGATGCAATTGACGCTGGCATGTCAGAGCAAGACGCGACTGCAAAAGCCACGCAAGAATTGCAAGACATGTTGCAAAACCCGCCGAGGGATTTGGATGAGGCGGCGATGGCATATGCCAAGGAAGGCACTTTCCAAGCGGATCTGCCGCCAGGTCTGGCCAAGCTGCAGAATGTTTTTAACCATCCGGCGCTCAAGATTGTGGTGCCATTCTTTAAGACCCCAGCCAACATTGGATTAAATGTTGTGGAGCGCACACCATTTGCGCCACTGTCATCACGCTGGCGGCAGGAGATCGCAGCTGGTGGGCCAGAGCGCGACATGGCAATGGCCAAGGTATCTTTTGGCTCAACGGTGCTGGCAGGCTTTGCCTTGTGGGCTGCAGAAGGTGGCTTGACCGGTCGCGGCCCGGAGCGCAAAGAAGAGCGCGACGCATTAATGCGCACCGGCTGGCAACCGTACAGCATGAAGATGGGCGACAAGTGGTATTCGTTCCAGGGCATGGAGCCGATCGGCGCACTGATGGCCATCGCTGCCGACTACGCCGAGTACGCCAAGCATGAGCCCGATGCCAGCAAGGTCGAGGAAGTTTTCCTCGGCGCAACCTACGGCTTGTATGAGTACCTGAAAGAGCAACCTTATCTGCAGGGTATCGCTGATGTTGGCAAGCTGATTGGCTTCAATGAATCTGGCCGGGTAGACGGCGAAAAGATTGTCAACGGCTTGGCCAAGCAGTTTGGTGGCTTTGTAATTGGCGGCTCGCCTGGTGGCGTTTACAGTTCTGCTGTGGCCAATATTGATCGCCTGCTAGACCCGACCAAGAAGGACACCAAGGCCAGCCCGGATCTGCCTATGGGCGTGCGTGGGTTTGTCGAGGCATTCAACCAGTACCGCAGCCGCCTGCCTTATTTTAGCGAGTCGGTGCCAGAAGCGCTGAACTTGTGGGGCGACACAATGAAACGCAGCCAGGGCAACCCGCTGGAGCTGGTTCTGCCGACCAGGGTATCGCCGGATCAATTCTCTGAGGTGGATGATCTGCTGGTCGAGATCGGCTCGCCAATCGGCGTGCCTGACCGCAAAACATCATTCACCATAGGCGAGGGCGAGGGATCATCCTCTGCGCCGGTAGAACTGTCGCCGGAACAGTACAACCGACTGCTGACCATCTACGGCAAAGAGACTGATGCCAAGCAGACAATTCTCGACACCATGACGATGCCAGGCTTTGACCTACTGCCATTGGATCAAAAGCAGAAGATGGTGCAGAAGGTACACAGCAAATACATGGGGTTTGCAAAACAGAAACTAATGTCGGAATATCCTGAAATTCAAGACAAAATCATGGACATTGGCGAGGCGCGTCAGTCTTTCGGCATCTATTACAAACCAGATTAAGCTAGTAAAATTTTGACAAGGAAGGAATAAATCATGGGCGTGCCAATTAACAATGTGACAAGGCGGGTGGTCTATGCCGCAAGCGGCACCGGCCCGTATAACTTTACGTTTGAGATCCTGGCTGCAACCGACATCGCGGTGTACCGGGATAATACGCTGCTGACCCTGACCACCAACTACACGGTCACGATCAACACCAACGGCACCGGCTTTGTGACGCTGACAGCGACACCCACGGGTGCAACGCAGATCGCTATCGTCGGCAACCGCACGATCCAGCGCACTACAGACTTTGTGACCGGTGGCGACTTCTTTGCCAATACGCTGAACGACGAGCTGGATCAGCAGACCATCTTCAACCAGCAGAATGCTGAGGGTTTGCAGCGTGCCTTGCAGGCACCACAGACTGACCCGACTACGATCAATATGACCTTGCCGGGTAAGACATCCCGCGCTAATAAGACATTGTCATTCGATGCCGATGGCAATCCTACGCCGGGTGTCTCTGCAGCTGATGTGGCCAATGCGGTGACCTATGCGACCAATGCGGCTAACTCTGCAACCGCAGCTGCGGCATCGGCAAGCGCTGCATCTGGGTCTGCCTCGAGCGCTAGCAGCTCTGCCAGCACAGCGACGACGCAGGCCAGCAATGCCTCGACCTCTGCGTCGAATGCTTCGACCAGTGCGACGAACGCATCTAACTCGGCCAGCTCGGCATCGACCAGCGCCAGCAATGCGTCGACATCAGCAACGAACGCATCCAACAGCGCGAGTGCAGCTAGTACGTCGGCGACCAACGCATCAAACTCAGCAACAGCTGCCAGCACGTCTGCCAGCAATGCCAGCACAAGCGCAACAAACGCATCGAACAGCGCGTCAGCTGCGGCGACAAGTGAAACAAATGCAGCGACATCCGCTGCGGCTGCTGCGGCTGCGCTGGATAACTTTGATGATCGCTACCTTGGTGCGAAGTCTAGTAACCCAACGGTCGACAACGACGGCAACGCGCTGCTGACAGGTGCGCTGTACTACCGCACGACCACGCCTGTGGGCATGAAGGTCTACGATGGCTCGCAGTGGCTCGAGGCTTCTGCTGCCCAGCAGTCGCTGCTGGTGACGTATGAGTTTGTGGCGACTTCAGGCCAGACCACCTTCTCCGGTACAGATGCCAATGGCGCGACACTAAGCTATGTCGCCAACAGCATCAGCGTATCGCTGAACGGCGTGACGCTGCGCCCCGGTGATGACTACACCGCGACCAACGGCACCAGCGTTGTGCTGACTTCTGCTGCCGCGCTGAACGACGAGCTGATGGTGATCGCCTTCGCCGTGTTCAACGTGGCGAACGCTGTTGCCAAGACCGGCGACACGATGACCGGATCGCTGCTGTTGCCAGCGGGTACTGTCTCGGCTCCTGCGCTGACCACCTCTGCCGATACCAACACGGGGATATTCTTCCCTGCTGCTGACACCATAGCCTTTGCTGAAGGCGGTACAGAGGTTGCT